AAGGGATGCAACACTATATATAAACCCTGGGAAACTTGCCATCCCCTGGCCAAGTCTTGCTGAACCTTCTGCAAGGGAATACCAAAGTCCTTCAAAAAACCCTGCCTTTTCTGGCTTATCCTTGGTGAACTGTGTACTGTAAGTATTGTTTAAAACCCTTTTCTGGATCTCAGGATCTTCATCCTGGATAGACTTCTCAGTAGACTGGAATTGTTTTAATGTATCCTGGGGGACCTCAGAGTTTATAATAGCATGATGTCTAAATCTCTGTGTCTCAAGGTCCTTCTTTGACTCCTCCAGGATATGGTCCAGTTGATTCTTCGGTGGATCAGGAGAAGCCATTAGCCCTTCTTTTCGGGCTAACTCAAAAAAATCAGTCATTACTGCACAACTGGTATATTTTTAGATTCTAAATACCTTTTGGCTCTCTCACCATACTTTTGAGCAAAATTATAAGCTACCTGTTGCATTATATATTGCTGAACATTTGGGTCATTCATATCATATTTTGGATCTTGAGATAATTCTTTTACTTTATCTCTTGTCATTTTTTTAAAATTATTCTCTAATTCACGGACCTCAGTAGTTCTCATTCCAAGATCCATAGCAGTTTTTGATACATCCATAGAGTCTGTATATGCCTGGACCCCCTCTCTGGCCGACTCAGCAAATTGGCCTGGATTAGGGATTGCTATATTTCTATATATTTTAGATGTATCAGGAGGAACAGTAGTTTTGTTAATAACTAAATGCGGTATAGTTTTTGTACTATACCCCTCCTTATAATAGTCACCTGCTTTTTTTAAATACCTGTCATAATCAGACTCAGGTGACTCTTCGTAGTCTTTTACTATTTCTGCTTTTTTTAGCTTGGACTCGGTACTAAGCTTATCTATTTTTTTCTTTTTATCCTGTATAACTTTATACTCTTCAGTTTCTTCATACTTAGCTTTTTCGTAAGCCTTCTTAGATGTTAGGTCAGAGGTCTTTTCCTCTCTTTCCTTTGTGGGATCAGAGGGCATTGACAATACATCATCCCAATTTATTTTCTGGTATCCGGATTTAGATTTCTTTTTCTTTGGATCACTCATATTATTTTCCTATAGCCATGGGTATAGCTGTTGAAATATTGGTATAATCTGTTGCTTTTCTTCTTTGGTCATCCCTTTTAACTTTATCAAAATATCTGCTTTTATCTTTTCTTTTTCTTCAAAAGTTGGTTCTCTATAGGGGTCTTTCCTCCAACCTTCTATTGGACCAGTCTCCTTACTGCCAGGACTTACAGGGGTAGTTATTGCTTGTGGATCATACCCTGCTTTTATTAATTCTAATTTCTCAGCATCAAGTTTCATTTTATGTCCCAACTTATCACTAAAATACCCGGTCCCTGCATCTACAAGCCCACCTACTAACTTATTCCTTGCCCCGATCTCTTCATTTTCTCTCATACCTTGATCCTGCATTACCCCTTGCAGGTATTGACTCTTAGCCTGGATCTTTGACAGTTCATTCTGGTGGGATACATCTTTTGCAGTATCTACTAACTGTTGTTGACCTGATAGTGCTGTAGATTTTATTCCCCTGGCACCTGCTATGGAGTTTTCCATGCCGGACTTTATTAGGTTACCTTTATACCTGGAGAGTGCATCTGATGTTGTCTGGCCTACCTGGGTGCCTACCTTTCCCAGGATATTAGCCTGCATACCTGGAGTGTACATCCCCTTTTCAGAGATCTGTTTTAAATACTTTCCCCAACCTGTATTTTTAAACTTTGTTCTACTTCCTCCAAATGCTTTTGAAAGTCCATGTCCCAAAATAGCCTTTCCACCTGATATTAATGCTTGTGCTAAAAATGGATTTATTGCCATAATATTATTCCTTATAACCTATAGTTTCTGTTTCTTGTAAATCCTGGTTCAACTGTTACCCTGTGGATCTCAACATTGTCATCTGATGCTGTTGTCTCTTCAATCTCTACTGCAACATCATTAAATCTATGCCGAAATACAACCTCCTGTTCTGTAACAGAACTTGATACAGGGAGAGTTACCGTATCCACTGGAGAAGTGATGTCATGGTCCCCAAATACCTTTAATGTTAATCCTTCATTGCTTTTATATCGGGTCCTTAAAGTCCTGGTGTTTAACCTCTCTCCATCATCTACATTGTAAAACTTTGTCCTAACCCTTGCCTGGACCTCTTCTGGCTTTCCCATACTCTTGATCTTCGTGTCAGTGCTGTCATAAATAATAAGATTAGCATCCTGATCGTAAGAGACAATCCCAACATTAGCTGATGATGATATCTGCCTCCAGTCACCTGTTGATACATTGTATGCCCAGGCATAATCATCAGATCCATATTCATAAGAAGAGTCTGACCATTCATGCTCAATGGAATCATATACTGTAGATGTTGGACCAAAGAAGAATATAACCTCTCCTGCATACTGATCATATTCAGCTATAATAGCCTCCTTGTCCAGTACCCCTAAATAGATGTTTTCAATAGGACCGGAGATCTTTAATTTTTCTGTGGGAGTGCCGTCAGACTCAGCCATACTATTAGGAGTAAAAGCATAGATCCCATCATAATAACAGACATAAACCTTCCCAAAAGCCTCTACAGATCCCCTGGTGGCAATGTTCCCAATATTATGTACAGATTCCTGGATCACCCAGGATGCAGGGGAACTTGCTGATGCATTCAAAAAGAACATGGCCTGTTTCTTCATTATCACCAGTTTTCCAAAGAGTTCTGCAAGGCCTGTAATAGGACCACCCTCCTTATCAGGGAATGAGATAACATTGGATACCGGGTTTACATCATACTGGTCCAACTCCGAATAAGATACCCAGTTATTATGGACCTCTGCCTTGTCACCAGGATCCAGGACAATATCACCCTGGAACAGTCTACCTTGTACAGTCCTTGCAAACCTACCATTTACATCAATAGAAACCTCACCCTGTAATGGGTAGGTGGCACCTTCTACTAGTTCAACATCATAGATATCCACAAAAAACTTACCATCTACTGGTTCAGTGAATCCATATAAAGGTAAGACCTGAACAGACTTTGCACTAATACCATCTTTATCCCTATCCATTTGAATAAGCCTTTCATCACTATCATGGGAACTATAGGTGGTTGCTGTTTTTATCTGTGCTATCCTTGCACTTCCATTATCAGTTATAAACATCCACTGATTTGAGAGTTCAGCATCTGACATAGCAGTTCCTGTCCATGTATATAAAAGTATAAGATTAGGACCACCATATCCATTTCCTGATCCAGTTAATGTGTCTACAAGGGATCCATTACTATTTAAAGTCTTTTTAATTGTCCAGTCTGTTTCAAATACATCCGGGATATCATCGTCCATTCCAAACCATGTATTCCCTGATGTCATGTTATACTGAGGGGTATTATTCATCTCACCAACTTTAATATCATCTATATATAAACTATAAAGATGACTTGTAGGGTTGTTCCACCAATTAGTTGGTAAGCTAACATCACTATCAACAACCAAAACATTGTCTGATGTAGTAGTACAAACTGCTGATGGGGGAGTTACAATATTTGGAATATCATCCCCGGTAAAATCTACTCTTAAAATCTGTTTATCCTCACCGTACTTTCCTGAAACCTGCTCTGCCCTATATAGTACCATTCCGGTGATCCGTTTCTGATAGTTAGCTGTATCGGTATAGTCTACCAGGGCCCTGATTTTTACAGCCTTCTTTTTAATATCAATATGAACACTCCCGGCAGATAACAAAGATTCCTGATTCCCATCGTATATAGTGGCTATCTTATACCTATAATTATCCTGAACACGAAGATCATCAGTTGACTCATAGTGAGTATAAGAACTAACAGAAATAGCACTGGTAACATTGGCCGTGTAATTATTAATAGCCTCTGTCATAGTGTAGTTATCATTAAATACCTTACGATCTATAAATCCTGTCCACAGTGGTTTAGATTGGTTTGTATCATCTGCTTTACCGACATTCCCTGGCAATACCCTTACTATACCTCCATCAAATATAACAGGGTTATAATCTGCCTTATGGTAAAAGGTCCCTACAGATTGATCTGTCCAGGTAGTTCCATTCCAATAGTGAGACTTTAATAACTTAGTGGTTGCATGGATCTCAAGCAGTATGATCCTGTACCCAGTAGGAGTTGTTAACCTATCCTCAACCCAGGTGTATAGTCCATATGTAACATAGTCTGTTGTATTGGTAAATGCACTGATCAGGTCCCCGATACCCCTGGTCTTTATAAGCCTGCCATTCTCTGGCTTTAAATTAACCAGGTCATACACCATGGAATCCGGCAGGTCATCGTGATCTGCATTGGTATATACACCTTTTATATTTGTGAGGTCAACTACAGCCATTATCCACCACCTGGAGGTGCAGTTTTTAGTTCTAAGTAGTAAGTAGTTCCTGCAACCGAAAGAGGGATAGAATAAGATGTACCAGAAGGAGCCCCTGAAGTAGCAGTCACCCGAAAGTTGATCTCCCCTGTCCCATTAGGGTATAAAGTTATATCACCATTAGTGTCAGTAGAACTTATAGTGTTGCCATCTATATTAATATTATCTACATCAAGATCAGTATTTATAACAACTGATCCTGTACCATTAGGAGATAAATTTATATTTTCATCAGTACCATATGTAACTATCCTAACTGCACCAATATCCTTATCATATGCTATATGTCCCTTCATTGCCCCATTAACACTCATTCTATATTCGGCTAAATCTGAATCTGAACTACTATTAATATTCACATCCATATCAGGATCGTCACCCGTCACTCTAAAAGAAGGATCATCGTCAGCAGAAGTTACCTCAACTTTCCCTGTTCCATTCGCCTGTAATGTAAGATCTCCATTTGTATTGGTAGAGGTTATAGCATTTCCGTCAATCGTAATATTATCAACAGCCAAACTATTTACATCACTAATCTCACTATCCTTTATATCTACACCATCAATCGTTACACCATTATCTGCTGTTAATTCTCTTATCTCATCTGTCTGAACATAACCATAAACATCTACTGTATTTTTAAAGTAACCAGTCTGAAACCTATAAGAAGCACTCCCAAGGTCAGTCCCCCCACTGTCTGATACTGGGAGTATATCTGCATCTGTATAAACTTTCCCTGTACCATTAGGATTTAATGTTATTTGACCATTAACATCCGTTGAACTTATAGTGTTGCCATCTAATTTCAAATTATCCACCCTAAGATCTGTACAAACAGATGTAGTCCCTATGGTAACTCCATCTATTTCCCCGGAGGCTATATCTACTTTAGTTATATCAACCTCACCTGTACCGTGAGGTGTTAACGCTATATTACCATTAGTATCCGTTGAACTTATAGTGTTGCCATCCAACTGCATATTATCACATTTTAATTTTGTTACAGGAGTGACATTCCCTACGGTTCCACCAATAAGATCAGCATTAGTTATATCAACTTCACCAGTACCATGGGGGGTTAGTACTATATTACCATTTGTATCAGTAGAGGTTATACTATTACCATTAATATTTATATTATCAACATCAAGATCAGTATCTATAACAACTGTTCCCGTACCGTGAGGGGATAACTCTATATTACCATTTGTATCCGTTGATGTTATACTATTACCATTTATATTAATATTATCAATATCTGCCTCACCAGTAACCTCTAAATCGGCATTTGCAACTAACTTATTAGTACAACTAACACTTCCTGTCCCATTAGGTGTTAATAATATATTATTATTATCGGCAGTATTAAACAATAGCATTCCACTTGTGCTTTTTACAACACTGCCATTAATATTTACATTATCAACCTGAAGTTCTGTCACTGCTGAGTTGGTTCCTATAGTAACTCCATCTATGGCTCCACCATTTATATCTACAGTAGAAAATGTAGATGTCCCTGTACTTGCAATATTTCCCGTTACATCACCAGTAACATTCCCAGTAACATTCCCAGTAACATTCCCAGTAACATTCCCAGTAAGATTCCCCGTGACATTACCGGTAACATTTCCTGTAACGGCACCAGTCACTCCACCGCTTGCAGTAACAGCCCCGGTCAAGGTAGATACACCGGTAACCTCTAAGGTTCCTGTTGATTTAACAGCACTGGATGAGATCTGAAGAACTGAGTCCGTCCCCTCACCATCAGATACATTTCTCAGTGTCCCATCTACACCTGCATTTGAGTTTGATACCTGGAGCAGGTCCTTATAAGTGTTTTTTATTTTTGTTCCGGTTAATGTTGCCATAATATATTCCTACGGTTTAAAAGCTGTATTAGATGTAAACCCGATATCAGGAGCATTATACTGGTATGAGTTTCTTGATTCGGTTGGCAGGAACTGGGCATTGTAATGGGCTATCCATGATGTAGCCCTGGTAGATGCCTCCTGCTCTTTAGTATTCTCCCATAATGTTCTCCACCCCTCTGCCTCTGCCATGTCCATAATAATCTCATGGTAGACCTCATTCATTTCACAGGTTTCTGTCTCACCACTACTGGCACCAGACTCCACAAGGGTATCTGGCTTTCTCATATAATCAATATCTATCTTCCCGTCATATCCAACAAAATAAAATTTATTCCCCTTCACATAATAAACATATCCAGTTGCCGATGTGGCCCTGCCGTTTATATGGTCCTGGTACTCATCAAAGCTGATCCTGTATATATAGTTCCCACCGTTATTGATCCTCACTGAGTCAATCCCCCCTGGACCCCCATATGGTGTCTTTGTAAGTGCAGTAATATCATAACTTGATGGGATGATAGATCCATTATCTGTTAAGGATAGGGCTGAGTCGGTTTGGTCCAGTACACCTAAAAGGTTTCTATTTATCAAAGTCAAGAACATTAACTGTGCTGTGTTTAAATAAGACAGGATATTTGCCCTACTTAGAGGCTTTTCACTTACAGATCCAAGCCTGATGATCAGTGTATCTACCATTGATGTTACAGTCATAAATATTTCCTTTTGTTTAAAATCTTTTAGGTTTTACCGGGAGCCTTTTAGTGACCCCCGGTACAGTACCTATAAACTGTTAACCTTTATGGATTCAGGTTAATTATGCTCCACCTACATATGGTGCATATGCTCTTGGACTTGCCACATCAGTGATAACACAATGGGCCCTACGGTTTGTAACAACCATGTTCCCATAAGTGTGTACCTTCTGCACGAAAGTGTTACTCTTTGTGTCTTCCAACATATCGGATGCCGTGAACTTGGCCCCTGAGTTGAAGAACATATAGAGATAACTCGTGTTGATGAAGTAGATCCTTCCATCGGTATCATTTGCCTGTGCATTGACCATATCCTGGTCAGCAACCACATCAATACCTCGGAAGTTCAGACCTGTAAAGCCCATGGATCCCATCCTCTCGGATAGCCTGGATCCCTGTTTCCGTGGATCAAGTTCATTCTCAATCAAGTCATAGATGAACTGTGGACAGACAATGATATCCGGATTTTCACCCGTGTATCCTCTTGCATTGGCAACACCTTTCTGCAACAGTCTCAGGATATAGGTGTCTTTATCTGCATCAAGCATATCATCTTCTGTGATCAGTGAACCGGTTTCATCAGCAAAGTCAGTGTTATCAAGGGTTGGTGTTTTCCACCAGGTGTCCGCTGAAACATCAATTCCACCAATATCAAACGAATCACTATCAGACAGCAAAGTACCCAATGGATGAAATGCATCAGTAGCCTGGGCAACAGCAAACAGATTCTCTGCTACTGTCTGTTCCAGTGACTTCTGAAGGTTCTTCACCTTGGCAGAGACAATATTCTTAATGGCCTGTTTAGAGGTCATCAAAAGTGTCTCTTCCTTTGTCAGTAAGAAATGCCCGGTAAGCATTGTTGGTGTAAATGATGCGGTCTTTGCTATGTCAGCAATAGCCGGTGTATATGCACCTGCCAGGGTATGTTGATCACCCCATGCTGATGCTCCACCATCATTGTATTCCACAGGTACCACAATGGACCTGCCGTTGAAGGTTTTTGCCTTACCCTTCAGTAATGCAAGAACAGGATGAGACTTCTTAAAAATCTGATCATACAGTTCAGGCATATAGTACTGTTGGATAAGAGCCGATAGAGACAGATAGCCTGTCCCTGAAACAACAATATTACTCATTGTTTTACTCTCCTTTCCACACTCCGGAGCAGTATCCCCATACTCCCCAGAGAGTAGTAATTAATTAACTAAAAAAACCACTGATGTCAATGTCTTCATAATTCGTAAAAGGTTTGTTTGACGAATCTGCTTTAACACCGACACCCTTCTTTACATTCACCGGTACAGATGGTTTCTTCTTTGGCACTGGTTTTACCTTATCAAAGTTCATCACCTTAAAAGCATCCTCTGGAGTCAATAGAGTGCCGGTCTTCTCCTGATGCTCTACAGCAAAAGATAGGACCTTGTCCACTCCATTAGAATCTAATTTATGCTTTACCATCAACTCTGATACCTGGGTATTCAGGGCCAACTCATTTTCCAACTGCCGGTTCTTTGCCTTTAACTCACTAACCTCTCCAGGTTCTACTGTGGTCTCTGGCTCTTCTGAATTATCCGTCATTTCCATTTTCAGGGACTGTTCAAACAGTTGCCCTGCCTCATCACCTAATTCATCAACAACGGCCTCTTTTACCGTATCAGTGAACTCTTCAGATTTACGGAACTTCTCCATGAGTTTCATAAAGGGTTCCATGGACTTTCTTGTCTGTGCTACTTCCTGGGCTTTCTCCGTATTAGATTTCTGCCATTCCGCTTTATTCAGACTGTCTGTCCTCCATGTATCAATATCATTTGAGGTATATTCAGTGCCGTCATCTGTTGTATACACGAGGGACTCACCCTCAGAATTATCACTAACCGTATCGGTTTCACCGTCATCACTCTCAGATATTGCTGTGGGCTCTTCTTGTGACTCTGTGGTCACTGCCTGTTCTGTATCTGGATCCGATTGCTCCCCAAATAATGCGGAGTTCGGGATCTCAATTTTATCATAACCATCACCCTGTTTATATTCAAGGGGATTAGTTGCCTGGGTATCTGGATCCACAGATATATTCCCTATGACAATCTCTTCAGATGGTTCTGTTACATCTAAAATGTTTGTTCCTGCTACTTGTATCTCACTCATGCTCTTCTCCTTTCAGTTGGTCCTTTCAGACACTGTTTATTTCATAGCCTTTAGGTATGCCTTATAGGCCTTCTTACCTTTTTCAGTATAGGCAAACTTTTTCTTTTTACCTGACTTTAGTTTTAATTCAGGCATCAGGTTACCCTCATTATTTTCTTTCCACCTTCCATCTGTTGCCTCCTGGCCTCTGCCTGCTCACGGGAGGCAAACTTTGCTACAACCTTCGGTGGTGGTTTTTCTGTCATCAATAACCAGTCTTTTCCTTTTTGTACGACTATCATTTCATTCTCCTAAATATACGGGAGGCCAACTCCAGTTAGGCCCTGGGTTGAACATTTTCTTGTTCCTGTTGACCTCCCATTAATCCTGCTACTGTTATAATTCTTTCTTTCATATCTCCTGGTATCTGCTGAAAAGCCTCACTCTCTGCCAGTGAAGGCATCTGCATGACCATCTGAGCCACAGCCTCTTCTGCCGGACCACCAGGACCCTCCTGCATGGCTTGGGCAACTAACCCATTAAACTTCTGCTCATCATCTTGGGCCTCCTGTAACTGCTGTTGAGGTGGTGCCATCTGGTTCCGGATATACCAGTTCTGGATGATCTCCTGCTTGTTGTCCACATTAAGGGCATTTACAACTTCCTCTATTCCAAATATCCCTGCACCGAATAACTGCATGGCTCTTTCCTCATTGGCAATTCTACCTTGTGCATACCTGGATCCAGTGGTTACATCTATATCAAACTGGGATTCTTTTAAACTTTTTGCTGTCCTGGGATCAAACTCAGAAGAGTCTTCAGGGTTGCCGTCAGCATCAAATACCCCGTTTGGATCATATTCAGTAAACTGGTATTGACCCTCTGCATCCTGCTCCCGTATTGACCTTGTCTCGTCATCAAATGCTAACAGCATCTGAACCATAAACTCACCAATATCCTTTGTGAACTTGGCAACCTCCTTGTTAATCTTAAATCTCTGCCTGGTCTGACTCGCCTCCTGGAGTGCCACTACAGCACGACCTGATAGATCTCTGTGGGTCCTACCCTGGGTCACATCATTTACTCCCGATATCTGTTCCATAAATAGCCCCATCTGAGTAATATAGTTCTGTAGATAGGCCGGTAGCGGAGGCGGTGACTCAAACTGCACATCATTGGGGTCTACCACCGGGATCTCTTCCCCAGGTGCCCCAGTGATAGGCCTGGTCAATAATGACTTTGCTCTCTGGGTTACCTTTCTTACCGGGAATCCTGTTCTCCTGATATTCTCATTGATGGCAGAGAAGACCTCATTAAAACTCTTGGTCTGGGTGCGGATCAGATCAGGTTCACCAATACCCCAGAATGAATGAGGGGATTTGTAATTGCTGATCATAAATACTGGCATCCTATATAACTCTAATGGCTCATCAACTATTAATTTATCCCCTACTATTACTGTATGCCTACCATGGGGATACTTTTTAGTATCTGGCTCATTGGAATAACACTCAATCACCAGGGCAATATCATTGTCTGCATACTCTGGGCTTGTGTTAAATACTCCCTCTTCGGTCTTCTGGAATGCCCTATAGTCATCCAGTTTTCCCTCTGCACTGCACTTGATCCCAAACTCCCGGTATATCTTTTCAAGTTCCATGGGCACAGCAAAGCAGAAATACTCACCCTGATTTAGATCCAGGTCCGTAGCATATGGGTGAGGGATCACCGTGTATGGATCTATGACCTGTATATCAAACCCTGTAAAGACTCCATTATCATTGATCTCTGGCAGTACCTGGATAAACCCGTTGGAATAGATCAGGGCATCCTTCACAGCTAATAATATCTTATGGTATAGGTCTGTCTCATCAACTACTTGCTTAAATCTCTTGCTCATCATATCCGCAAAGTGTACATCATTGGATCCTTCTGGCATGATATCAACAGTGGGCTGAAAGTCATTTATAATAGGGATAATGGTCTCCACAACAGCCAGTGGGAAATTGAATGTTAACCTGGACTGATGCTCTGTGCCTAACGGTGTAGGTGACCAGTGACGGCCATAGTACAGTGCCTCATTCTTTCTCCACCTGTCAGCCTGTGCATCCCTGGCTTTCTTAGATCGGTCCAACCATGCCCTTACCTGTGGGATCCGTGTAGCTACATCTGCCAGTTCATCTACAGCAGATCCCATAGTCTCTGCCGGGTAATAATCCATATCTGCCATTACTCTCTCCTCATAATATATCCCAGGTAGGTACAGATGGATTTGTATCCACTACAATCTTATCAATAAATCTTTGTGTATCGGTCCTGGTATCCTTCACCTTAGTAGATTCTACAGCCTCTCCCACTAAATATTTAAGGGCATCTACAGCATGATCATCCTTCTTTAGTGGTTTCTCAGGCTGATTTAAGTCCACCCTGGATGCTGATGGTTGCTCCCACTGATAGTTGACTATCTCCCTCAATAAATTCTTACATGATGCCATAACCTTGATCTTATTCTTTTTGATATACTCTGTGACCTTATCTATTCCACCCTGGACATCATTGTTAGCACCAACCACAGGGACCTTCAACTGTCTGTAGCGGTTACCAATGGTCTCTGGATCACCCTTCTTTCCTGCCCCGGTTGATGGATCTATTACATAGGTCTCATACATCCCTTCCCTCCTGTGGGCATTAATAACTGATGCATGGTACTCCACATCCCGGCCTGCCTCATAATGCTCCCGGTAGATCCACAGGTTATCATCTGGATCCACTGCCCCCCACAGCACTGCCGTTGGGTTGGTCCGGCCATGATCAATAGCAATAAACCTCCTCCAATTATGAGGTACCTGCCTGTCTGCAACCACATGGGCCTTATGATCAAAGTCCGGGTAGATCTGTCCTTCAAATGCATCCCAGGATCCATAGAGATATCTATTGGTCCAGATCTCATTATAATTCTTCATCAGTGAGTCAATATAACCTGGTGGCAGGTTGGCCTTATTCTCTTCGGTCACAGCATTATACATTACATTACCTTCCACCGGATCATGTATAAACCTATGCCAGACCCAGTTATGGCCCAGGGGATTCCCGGTGATCCAACACTGCGGTTTGGTCACTGCTCTTAACCTACCTAACAATGTCAGAAATACTTCCTCTGTTACCTCTTCAGCCTGATCTATGTAGAACCACCCCAGGTTGATTGACAGTAGCTTTGCCGGGTCATCTAATGCCCGGAATACAATCTCATGCCCATTAATAAACTTGATCCTATTCTCCATTTTATTGTACTCATAATGGATCCCTGGGAGAAGTCCAAACATATGGGTTAATTCAAAGAAGGTCCTCTGGGTTGAATCTCTTAACTCAGGATAAGTTAACCTGGAGATCATGCCCAACTGTGGAGGCTCAGAAGGATTCAGCACTCTCTCCAGGCCCTTTAATATCCCTGCATAAGTTTTTCCATTACCAATACCACCATAAAACCCTACCACCGGTGACTTATCACTAAGGAACCTGGCCTGGTTTGGATTAAGATCTATGTCTACTGATCTATTCATCATCCTTAATCCTTAAATTGATCACAGGTAAATTGATATTACCCTCCACCTGGATCTCAGATGCTTTTAAGTTTGGAATTGACTTATCCATTAAGATCTTAGCACAGCTAACTGCCTGCGGATGCTCCTCTTCTGTACCCAATGTACAAGCAGTATCCACCACCTTATCAATCACAGCCTGGATGTTTGGATTTCTCCTTAACTCCTGGGCAAGTGAGATCCTGGGCCTGCCGTTAGGGTTGTTGGTCTGCCCCTTTTTTAAGCCTGGTTTAGCCATTTGTTACTTTTTGTTTAACAGATCTCATGCTATTCCGAAAACTCCATCTAATATCTCTATTCCTGCCTGCCATGCACTGATGGTTAGGTATGCATACAGATACTCTGGATCTGGAAAGTCTTCAAATGCAAAAGGCACCTCTATAACAGTTCCTGGGTTCATACTTCATCCCAGGATGGGGTGCTTTCTTTTTCTTTTTTTTCTGGATTAAATGGAAATACAGGAGCCTGCTCTATCCCCTTTCGGTAGATATAGGCCCCCGCTATAAATGACAACGCAGAGATCACTCCCTGGCAGATGAATATCCCCATACTCAATTCCATGGGGAATATTAAATCTATTTCTCAGGCAAATTACTATCCTTTCCTAATATATGTATATGTTGTCCACATGGACACATAGACATTGATTATATATATAGGGAATTTATTCCCAATTTTGTGGTGAAAATGTTTTCACCAGTCTCCTCGTGAAATAGTGGTGAAAGATTTTTCACCACTTTCACCACTTAATAAGAAAAAATAATTTACACTAATTCTCCCGTCAATAAATGATGATTATTAGATAATCATTCATATTCATTATAGTTCACCACTTTTGATGGTAAATAATTTTTGCCATTTTATTTTGATTATCTATTCTTATTCTTAATGCCATTTGCATCACTAATCATTTTATCATAAACATCAGCCTTCTTCCTAAAATACTCTCTAAATGATTTAATCTCACTGGCTGTATAATGTTTATCTATTTGTATCAACTTACACGGTTCCTTTAACTCATCATCATCAAATATACAGTTCCATTGTATTAAGGATTCATATGCATCACCCACCATTATCATTCTTTTAGCCTGATATAATTCCCTCGGCCCTCAAACATTACATCATAAACTAAACTTGGGCTAAAGCCACTCTTAATGAAATTATTTATCCCCCTGTGCCAGAGTGAATCAGATCCGGTAAATCCTCTTTTCTCAATTATTTTAATCTTTTTTTGAAGGAAGATAAATGTAAGGTTGTTTAGAATTTCTAATGTCCTGTCTTTACCATGTTCATCATAGATCTTTTCCAGATCGGGACAGTTAATAATTCTTAATTCAAAACTATCATACCCTTTCCTTTTTATTGAGTCTGCCTCGTTTGTATCAAAGCCAACAACAAAATTATCATTAATACCTGGAAATAGCCCATTTGCAGGGTAGTACTCAAGGCTATACTTTTCTTGATTTTCCTCAGCCTCCTGCTTCTCCTCTTTTTCAAGTTTATTCAGAAAGTTAATAATCCTTCTTGCTTGGCTTGTGTTTATATACATTATTTAATATCCTTATGAGCAAACCCTGCCCCCAACGGATGGCTATGCACTTTATGATCAACAACACCTGGAGCATCAGGTACAAACTCAACATGACAGCACTCAGATCCTTTCATTAACTGATATTTATCAGCAGGCATATGTCTCTTACCGCATTTGGAACAATAGGCTTTGTACAATCCTGATGGGAATTTAGTGAACTTATCTTCAATGGATTTTTTGTCAGCACTATCTTCCATTTCCCGAAATCCACCATCAAAGAAAGTCTTCATGGACTTGTGATAGAACTTACACTGGGCCTTATTAGTAGCCCTCACCTTCAACAGTTTCTCCCATACATCAACACCCTGGAAGTTTAATGCAGTACCAAGGATCTTTAACTCATAGGGTGTAGGGACCTGACCCATTAACTGATCCTCACCTACCCACAGCCTAAACAACCTTGCTGTATTAGATCCATTTAAAACAGCCACATCCCCCTTGGGGGGACTATAGGGGGGTTTATTTAATTCTTTTAATTCTTTCTTTCTTGTATTTGGGTCCGTCACTGGGTCCGTTGGTGGGTTCGTCACTGGGTTCGTCACTGGGTTCGTCTTAATATCATGGTCCTGGTAAGTTCCATACTTACAGATAGTTATAACGGTTTGACCTGTGTCCGTTGCTGTGTCCACCATTGTGTCCGTTTTTAGTGCATTAATGAACCGTCTAACTCTGTTCTTTGACCACTTCCAACGGGTAGCCAGGAACCTATTAGATGCATCAAATGATCCCCTGGGAATGTTAACAACATTATCATTGATCAGTTCTTTCCTGGCCTTATGATTTGCCATCATACACATATCAAGCCAGGCTTTGAGGTAATCAGGGTTATCCCAGATCCAGTGAGACTGTATGTCCCGATGTAGTTTAATCCATCCACTCATAGTTGACTCCATTTGATTAAATTGGTTGGACATATGTAGAATAACTGTACCATGTCCTCGTATCGTTTATCCCTTAATTTTTTTACGGTCCACTTTTTATGCGTAGATCCATAGACAACTGCTATATGTTTCTTATCCCTAGCCCTTATGATATATGAATGGGGCTTTGGGAATGCATTATCCCAACTGTGTTTAGCACAGACTATAAAGCTATTTTTATATGGCCAGTCCTTCTCGCAGGTAAACTGTGTGGATACATCCTTTACCTCTATCCTTTGTGATATATATAGGTCCCCATTATCTGTATGTTTTAACCGATCTTTATACCCTTTGGCAACCGATGTTGGACTTATGGTCACCGGTATGCCATGCTTATGATAATACATTGCAATATCAAAGACTGCATCCTTTGACCGATCTAAATTCTTCACGAACCTCTGATGATCTCTCTCTTTAACTCCCATTTACATCACACATATTTTCACAGAACACCTTTGGCGGTTTTTGTCTCCGCATTGGCACCCCATAAAATCCTTCTATAAACCCTGCTTTAAGCCCAGTTTTTAGGGAATTATCTTTACTATTATAAGGTAATGTTTGCCACTCTTTTTTACAGTCAGGACACCTGAAAATATTAGCATGACCCGTACACATATCCCGGTCCTTTCCTGCTCTTCTTAAATAAAACTTTTTATCAAAGTCCATTACTTCATCAAGCCAGGCATTTACCTTGTACTTTGAGTAAGGCTTTTTCATTCCGGGAGATCCATGTAATCAGCATACCATCTCCTACCCATCTTCATATTATTCTTAGCAGGCTTTATAGCAATGCTTACAAAATATCCTGCTACAGGCATATCTCCTGTAAAATCAACCGGCATATAGCATACACATCTGTGCAACTTTATAGGGATAGCTAGTATGTTTGCATTTGATTTTTTGCGGACCCGAACCTCAAGTGATGGCCTTCTTGATTGATACTTACTATAACCCCTAGCCTTAATTTGAAGTTTATGAATAGTACCACCCTTTTCCGCAATCAGATCTATGCCATGATCATCTACCACAGGCTCATAGATATTCCACCCCTTTTTTAAGAGATCCTTATGGACCTCAGTCTCACCTATGTAGCCTTTTCTGACTGTATTAATCAAAGAACAGGTCCCGGATCATCCCAACCATCTTTCCGGTACCTATCTTATTATTATCATAGTCATCTATGATCTCACGGGCCTTTCTGACCCGGACAGCAAACAGTGTATTATGTTTTAGTGCAGACTTATATCTGTCGTACAGTTTCTCATGTTTCTTTCTGCTTACAAACAGTAGTTTCATTTTGATATTCCTCGTTTAGTATGTGGATCTGAATAGGAGTGTATTCTCCTGCATAAGTTCCATCTAAGTTGTAGCTTAAATGATCCCATGCATCCTCTTCAGATAAACCTTCCTCTTCCATATATATCTCGCACAATCTATCCATGTCATAAACCAATGTGCCCTTAGTGGTAATCCCTATAATAGCATCATCAAGATATTTAGGCTCCCATACAATTGCATCTGGATTATAATCAGATAGGTTCTTCCTGATGTCCATTATAACAACTCCAATAATTTTTTAAGTGGTATCACGGCCAAAGGTTCACCCCTATTTTCTTTGACTACAGTAAAATCACAACTCTCTGGAGGCTTTATATAATCTGCAATGGACTTACGGGACTTGCATTGTACTGCATATGTTTTTGGCCCGTCATCTGCCCTCCATGAATCTATTTTAACATCTACATCTTCAGCCATGCCTAAAGCCTTGCCGTTTGAACCGTATGCTCTCTCAGCCACCAGGTGACTGTCCTGGGCTATTTTAACCACCTCTCTTTCAAGTCTGTTGCCTTTAGCTTTACTTGGATGCATCTTTAATTCTTATAAGTTGTGCTGATATATATACTGCAAGATCTAACACCTCTTCCAGGGCCTCTTGGACCCATTCCCTGGGATCGGTGTCCAGGATCTCCTCACCGTACTTTTTTGCCCCCACATCAAGCCTGGACCTAATCTTATCAATAATTCTTTCATTAATTCTTTCACTCATCACAGTTTATACAATCTTTTTTAGAACTTCCGTATACCTCTCCCACTTTATTATAATCAACAGGTTCTTCCCTCTCTATTTTTACGGCTAAGAACCTGTCTAAAAGCTGTTGGAACTTGTCTACTTCCCGATTTGCTACATTACCTTTAATCTTGGTGATAGCATACCTGAGTGCTGTTGTAATTCTCTCAGCATCTGTCCCTTTAAGTTTTATTTTCATTTTCATCTCCTGGGTCATGGTAGTGGATAACTCCTTTTACATCTCCTGGGACTTCCTTACCCAGGTCTTTGTCCTTCTTTAGTTTTGCATATAATTTTTTCAACTCAATAATAAGGTTGTTTAATTGTGATAAGGTCATACCTATTAAACTTTTATCCAGGTATAATCTATCTTTTAACTTGATAGCCCTGTTTGCTCCCACTCCATCTTCCCCCGGAACACCGGAGCCCGTGAACTCTGTTTGGGCCCCGGCATATTTCCGTATAAGTTTCCACCTATCAGCCATTAAAATGGTAAACCATCATCAAATTCATCAGGTATTTGGTGTTCTGGATCTTTAGCATCATTCCTTCTTTTCATCTCTGCAAGTGCTTTAGGCTTAACATCGTCATTAAACTTGTTATTTTGTAAGCACCATACCATATAATCTGTTGGAACCTCGGTGATTTTGACACCTTTATGTTTGCCACCTGGCATAACAAATACACCATTAGCATTTTTGGTCTTTAATTGATCCTGGATCTGATTTAGTTCCCGTTCCAATTCAGTGGATGTACCAGTTGTCATATCATCCATTTTCTCAATCTCATCGGCAGAGGCTATCTCATAATCACCACCAAACTGATGATCAAAGAATGCTAATGCACGGCCAACTGCACAGGTCTCAGCCTTTTCCATTGACTTGTCATTCACCTTATCATTATAGCCATGACCAATTGATACTACCTTATCATCAGGGTTGACAATTGATGATTTAAAAATGACACCTGTATCACTTATATTCACGATCTCATTTATTATTTTCCAATTCTTCTCGGCTGAATATGATGACCGGAACATTTGCAGTCGTGCCGATACTTTTAGATATTTTTTATCACCTATTTTAATTACTCCATTTAGGGGTATTTTCATTTATTAACTCCTTTTATTTAACTGATAATCTCCGGAACCCGTCACCCACCTCAACATAAGATGAGTACAGTCTATTATGTTCCAGTTCAAATTTCTTTTTATTAAAGGTTTTCCTGGATTTCCCATTCTTCCAGGTTGCAAGTATCTTGTCACCATTAGTTAACCTCTCATTTGTTCCCATGTATAACTTAACCTGGGTCTCTAATTCTTCCTTATGGGCCTTTAATTCCTTGATATGCTCTTTTGTGGACTTTAGCATGGCAAGTGACTCAATAATATCATTAGATGCATCCATAGCTGTACCTTCCTCATGCTGTGGATATGCTATCTTTATATCTAACTTGCTTTCAGGATCCGGGGGAATCTTTTTTAAGATATGTTTATTCCAGAAACGGTTCAATTCCTTCACTACTTGATATGTAAGTTCAGGGTCATATTCATGCTCCTGGACAATTAGCTTGAAATCATTACTATAATTAGGGGTGTAAAATACTGATGTATATGCTTTAGTGTAACCCATGATAAACATTTGTCCCTGTATCTGAATCATATACTCTTTAGGGAGCCTACATTCATTACCATCAATATCAGTACCACTAACAGGCCATATTTCATATGCACTTTGACAAGTGGTTTTTATCTCAACTACAGCAGGACCATGACCTGGAACATTAGTTACACGGTCCAGATTGGTTGCCAGATATGGATAATTTGTATGGAACCTGATATACGGGTCATCTGAAGTGAGTAGCCCAGTTTTTTCTTCAAACAAACTTGACACTACAGGCTCCATTAGACGGCCAAACTTCATTATATTATTATCAATGTCCTCAGCCCCATTCATTTTTTCATCATAAACTGATAGTGGACTCCCATATTTTGAGGCACCTACTACCTTACTCCATTCACTTGTTCCAAGATAGGTTGACCTCATAGTCTTCCACTCATCATATCCCAAATTGGTTACATTTATATCTTTCCTCATGTTAACTCCTTCTGGATACCGGCCTTTGCATCAAGACCTTTAAATGTGTAAATCTTTGCTATCTCTTCAAGACATACTGTTATTTTTTGCAAGTACTCAACCATTGTTTCATTACCGCTATATAGTCTTTCTTCAATCTCTTCCATTTTATCATTATGGTTGTCCATCTCATCTATCATTTTTAAAAAGTCTCTCCTAAGCTTTTTAATATCCTCATAGTTTAACTTGATACAACGGGAAGACTCTCTATCATTGCTTTTTAGAGATGTTGCTATTTTTGGTAATATTTTATTAATAGTCTCTACCATTTGTAAACCTGCTTTAGTTTGTATCCAATTTGTCATTTTTATCCTCCTTTATGAAATCATCTATTGTCTTATCACTCATTTTATTTAAACCTGCACCCGGCCACTGTGGGTGTTATATGGAAGATAAGGGACTGGATGGCCGTCCCTTTTAGGTTGTGACCGGGCATATTTTTAGGGCAGTATGTGATTTGAGTATTTCGCCAACCCTCTGTACTTACCAACCAACAATTGTTAAGTCCACACATCAAAAACCATTTTCATCCTACCGATTTATGTATTCCTCAGTAGGTTTATTTTATGTTTCAATTTAATACCGCCCTAATTATAAATTTGGGTCTTCCTGGGGTATCTCAAATTCCTTACCACAATCATTACAACTAAATGATTCCGGAATGTTAGTTTCATCTTCCTGGGGTTGATAAATCCTAACAGAATGAGTACACGGTACAGGCTCAAACAGCCTGCCTAAAAACTCATGGACCTGTTCTTTAGTACCTAACATTAGTTAACTCCTGTGCATTGATATACAAATATACACATCAATGTGTATATGAATCCACGGAAACTAACAAGCCAAAAAACGGTCTGTTATTTTCCGTAAAACATTGTAAGTTTTTACTGAACAATTGGTGGTGGTGTTCCTACCCTCCTCTCCTTTAGTTTTATTTAGTTTACTTTCCTTTACTTTACTTTGTGAGTTTCTAGGCTGAAAACTGGGGTTTTCTGCCGATAAACTGGGTTTATTTACTGAAAACTCCACCTCAGCGGGGTTTCCAAGCTGAAAACTATCTTTAGATTGTGATTTTTTACTGAACAAATTGTAAGTTTTTACTGAACAAATTGTAAGTTTGCACTGAACAATTGTGATTTTATACTGCACAAATTGTGATTTTTTAGTGCACAAATTGTGATTTTTTAGTGCACAAATTGTGATTTTTTAGTGCACAATCAGGTTACAAAGAACTGCACATAACTGGTTAATGGTATACTACTTGCTTTGTATTATATTATTGTCTAACTTGTTATACTAATCAAATAGGAGTTAACATGGTAATGAAAAAGTACAGTGTAGTTTTTACAGATGGTGAAAGAGAGATAACAGAAGAATTAAAAGCAAAAAACTTAAATCATCTATATCATCAAATGGATGTTATTGGGTTGGATGTTATCTCTTACCAGAAATTGACAAAGGTATCTGATTTAATGAAAAAGTATAAAAAGGAGTCAATATGCTAATACAAATAACCAAGATCAAGAAATTGATCAATTCAAGACAAATGAGTTTAAGTACACTGGCCGTAGACAGTATAAACAGAGCCGTTGAGGATCTGATAATACAGATGTGTGACAGGGCCACGGAAGATGGAATGAAAACAGTGATGGCACAACATACCGGAGTTATCTCAAAATCCAATCAGGCAACCGAAGGAATAAAATGCCAGAGATGTTGTACTATTAAAAATGAGTTCCTCAAGTTTGCACAATCCATCCAGGTATGGTGCCATGATGAGGCAACTATTCTTTTTAACAGATTAAAGAAGGAGTACAGAAGTTGAAAAAAGCAAAACTAACCCGTAAACTAAAAGTGGCCAGGAATAAGGCCGGTACACAATCAGTAAATTCCAAGTATGCTAAAAAGCATAACCTACAAAAGAAGGGTATTTTCAGTCCCAGGTCACCATTCTACAAAGGTGCAAAATGATAGAACTATTTGGCAATATCTGGAGATTAGAATATCCTTCATTACTTGTTTTTGATGGTCCCCTGGAACAGGCTTATGCAAGTCTGTCACTACCAGATAAAGAAGGGTGGACTGAAGTTGAGGATCTCTCAGAGATGAAAATACATAAGGTCCTTGAATTGAACAGTAAACTCACTGATGTATATGGATTAAAAATAGATATATCTAAGTTAGACAAGAGAGGTATAACTTTAATCTCAGGTCTACCTAAAATGTACTGCACCTGTTGTGGTGAAGGACATGACCCAAAGGACATTGGTATAGTATACGGATCCCATCATTGTGTTGGATGTGCTGATGAAATGGGTGAGCCGTTACAGAATAGGGGGGTCCACTAATGAAATGGAAAATGGTCAAGGCAAACATCAGTGATGATGACAAAAAAAACCTGAAGATCCGGGCCATTAAAGACAATACCACAATACAGGAGTTAATTGGAAGGCTGATTAAAGCCTATCTGAGATCAAGGAAGGAGAGCCTGTAGATCTAACAGGCCAATGAAAGACCCCCTGGAATATGGGGGTTTTTTATTACGTTGATTAACATGGATTCTTTTTTTCATTTATTAGCCTTCAGATATTTTTCTATGGTTCCCTTTCCCCCTGCATTATAATACTTTAACCAATACTCTGCCTGCCCATGTATGTCATCTTTATCCGGTAATGGTTTAGGGACCCGATAATATTTGATCCTGGCCATGCATATAGCAAAATATATATTACCTGTTAGTAATCGGCCCATCGTAGTTAGGCTGATATCATCCAGGATCTGGTAAGGTACCATTGATACTTTAGCAACTTTATTTAATAGTTCCGGCCTGAACCTTAAATAGTTACCCAGGTTATCCAGGGCTGTTGCAGGCTCTATCTGCCAAAAGGATCTTGCAGGCCCCTTTACCTGTTTTAGATGTTTGTACTTAGACTCTACTGCCCCGGTCCCAATTAACAGGGCCAGGGCATTATCAGAGTACATACCAATGGGTTTGAGGGTGTCAGTTATTACATCTTTGAGATCAGAAGGGTGCATCTGTATCTTCTTTTACCTCAAACTTCAACCCTAAAAGGCTGACTGACGGATCCTTTTTAGACTGGTTTTTCCAACCGGCAATCCTCATTACCTTCCCATCTATCTTACAGTTACCAGTGTAATCAGGTTGAGAGTCCTTGGATTTATTTTGATTGACAAATAAGGTCCCAGTACCTTCTTTATTTTCATAGCCTGGCATATAATGCCTCCTTTGCTTTTATTGTAGTTTCTTTTTCATTTGAGCAAGCCAAAGATCATCTAATTTGTTTGATGAACTCTTAACGGCCTTTTCCAAAAGCATGACTATCATTTTAGTCATAACTTTTTCAGTAAGCAGACTCCTGAATCCAACCATTATGAATTTATTCAGGAACGGAATATAAAAGCTACCTACTCCTAAAGCTATAACTCCAACGGCTATCATCCAGTTGGACATTAGAAATTCAACCATTTTTTATCTCCTTTTTAACCTTTAAATAAACATATATCAATGTAAAAAGTGATATTAGTAGTTGGATTATAGGCTCTACCCCATCTATCCACCAGACCCCTATACCACCCATCCCTGCTGAAATCGTTTTCAAAGAATCTATCATTAACTCCCTCTTCCGTTAATCTTACCTTTTAAATAATTAATTGAATCACTTATGTCATCAATCTCTTTTATTGTATTCTCATAATGTCTCATATTTACATCATCTGTCCTTCCGAAACGGTCAATGAGTTTTATAGTAATTTGTTCAATTTCCTCTAACTTACCCATCAGAGTTTTTTGAAGGAACATTATCTGCCCTGCGAATAATATGGCAACCACCAACACCATCCCACCTTCTAAGTAAGCATCTATCACTATTCACTCTCTGTAAACAGACTACCATTTGCTAAAGTCTGTGCCTCTGTTTTAGTTAATATTGAATTATTAGGATAGGCTAATCCATTGCCTAATGCTATCATAGCTGTAAGTTCACCTTCTAACATACTGAACTCACCTTTCACAATAATCAGATTACCATCTAGACTCACTCTAGGTGCTCCTAGTTTACCTCTAAAAGCTGATTCTTTCCAAGTAGGTGTATATGCCTCAGTGGGAGTAGAATTAACCTTCTCAAGCAAATCTGCTTTTAGGTCATCTGATGTATAGCTAAGACTCTTTGAATCCATCCAAGTCTTAATCTCTGCTACTGTATTTGAATTAGTAGGTAAATCATCTGCCAGAACCTTCCAACCTAACTTAGATTGGAGTACAGTTGGTATCTGTGACTCGTAAGTAACTTTCTTTAAACAGATGTATAATTCGTAATGTGCCATAATATTTTCCTATTAATGTTTGCTTAACCCATGTTTATAATTCTTTGTGATTTCTGCTAATGATAATGGTTTTCTGTAAATTTTCACCTCATCAATAGAACCTTTGAAATATT